TTTGCACAGACGCACACATACTCGTCGCCTTTGTAAAGATATTCAGATATTTGAGACTATAGATACCAGATATTTCCTGACTTTCATCAGTCGTTTCTACAGAAGTCTCCTGGTTAGCAAAGTCCCCTTGACAACTGAAACGAATTTCTTTTTCGATTCGTTTAATTTCGATATCCGTTCCAATGTTAGACATATCACGACAAAGACGTTGAAAGTCTGTAGATGGGAGAGTCGTCACTGTAGACATTTCAACCTCAGGAACTTCAATTCGACTTTCATTGATGTCTAGAAGTTTGAGTTGAAATTTCGTACTCGTCTTCTTAGTTTCACTGGTGATTTCAATATTCATATACTCTTTCGTTGTGATTTCGATGGAGAGTACATCATTGTTTGTGATTGTTTTGAGAAGTTTGAAAGTATTCGAAATGTTAATACCAGCGATAATCTCTTCATGTTCACAATGATACTCTTCAAAATTTTCTGACGAAAGGAACATGTCCACGAGGGATGTACGGGCCGTATCCAGTGTGACGACATACATTCCATCTGGTTTGAAATAGATATTTACATCATTTAGGATATCTTTGAGAACTTCGAAGGTTGACTTAAAAGCAGAAGCTTGAATTGTCACAAGTTTCATATCTACTCGTATCAGCGCATCACATCTTTAAATCTGTATACGCCACACCCTTAGTGACATCACGATTAATTTTTTCTTCGAGCTCTTTCGTCATGGCGGGCTGGAGAGATTGACCGTAGTCATCGAGGCGAAACATTCTGGAATTAGTGTCGTCTCCATGAAGACTCGACATCGAGCCATCAAATCCGCCGATCGCACCATGTTCAATATCCTTTTTGGGTAGAAGGGAGTCGAGCCAATTTTTTATTTCGTTACCGACAAGAATCTTACCATTCTTAGTAAGCATGGTCGGTACACGATTGATCTTGTTTCTATAATTGGCGGGAACACCTTGAGTGTTGATGTTATGATAGTGTACAAGCTGTTTGAGTTGTTGGTGTTTATTGATATACTCAATCACATCCATGGAATGTTTGCATCGAGGGCTGTATATCAGCAGAGACATCTAATATCTATTGGGTATTTTGTAAAAAAAAACCTGGTAGTTCTCATTCTGACGACCAATCACGAGAAGTTTACTGAGACCTTTGGTCTCTCAGGCTATACCAAGCCTAGGGACTCTGTGAAACTTGATGACCCCAGACCAGATCTCACGGGATACACTAAAGTGGAAGCGAAGGTTGACAACGATATGATGGAAGAATTTGTTCTCATGGCAAATAAAGAAATTTCCAAGCGCACCGGACTGTGCACCTACATCATCGAGACCACGTCGATCAGGCACTACAAAGGTGACGAGAAGGAAATTTATGAATGTATGTTCATGACGATGAAGAATGGTGGATTTTCGTATGGGTTCTCTGTCGTGGCTTCGTATGAGGTTGAAAATGGGAAGGTTCGTCTGATTTCTTTGAGGACACAACCCCTCGGTGTTCAGGCTCCTCAGAATATCACACCTTTCACAGAAGGTTCCGGGGGTAAGGAATTCCTCGAGTATGAATTGGTCAAGGAGGGTGCTATGCCCAAGAGTATTGAGTTGGAATCGGCGAAAAATAAATTGCAGTAATTGTAATGTTGAGCATCGCGTAAGCAAATCAGGAAAGAAATTTACAGGAAAATATATGATCAATTTTCTGCCAAGATAAAACAATCTGTGGAACTTGGACATAAACAACTTTTCATGACAGTACCAACATTTATCATTGGATACCCAACCTTTGATCGTTCAGCTGCGGCGAGATATGTTGCGAGACAGTTTGCGCTGGGTGGATTTACTGTACAACTCATCAGTGATCATGACATCTATGTTACATGGATAAAACCAAAGAAGAAGAAAGAAAAAGTTGAACGAGAAGAAGAAGGGGATTTCCCCAATCTCATGAATCTCAAGAAAATTGCAAACAAATACAGGGGAAGTGCGTAGGAAGTTGCAATTTTAAAACCGTCTTTAATGATAAATGGACAATTTGAGTATTATGGTAGAGGCTAAGAAGGAATATCTTGGTCAACTTTGTCTCATCATGTGTCCAGCTATGATTGAAGTGTTTGAGGAAATGTACAACGAATCGGTGAAGACTTCCAAGGGGAAACAGGTTTTAATTATGTTTCAGAAAATCCTCAAAGAGGTTCCCAATTGGTCGAATGCCATGTCTAAGAGACATAGTGACAATATTACCGATCGGTGTGCGTGGTTCAGTGACCTCTTGGCTGCCGTTTTCGTCGCATGTACAAAGATCCTTTCATCAGTTCGTCTCAAGGCGGATAACAAAAAGATTTCTCTGAAGTTGCCAACGGAAGAAGTTTTCATTCAAACATGTTACAACAACATCGCGAAGGATCTTTATAAAGATCCTTACATTTTCCATGAAGAACAGAGTGAATACATGCGCGACGAAAAACTCACAGTGCGTTTTTGTACCTGCATCGAAAGCACAGTAAAAGAGTTGATTCCAGTGCAACAGATTCTTCAGACATACATGTCTCAGGAAACACGAGACATCTCTCTTGATGGTGAAATTCAAGATGGTATCGACCCCGATGTACTTGACGAGCCCATGGGCGAGACCGAACCTGAACCTGAGCCCATAGGTGAACCCGAATCCGGACCCATGGGTGAATCGGAGCTTGAACCCGAACCCGTGGGTGGTCCCGATCCTCAACCTACGGGTCTTGAAAATGAGTTTAAGACAGTTCCAGGTGTTCAAGCCCCTGAACCAGAACCTGTCATGGAAGAAGTTGAACAGCGGCCTCAGGAAGAAGATGATGTACTTTTTGGTGATGCACCAGAGCAGCGTACAAAAAATCCCAGGTATAATTAAATGGAGATCTCCGATTATTTACGCGACCCGATGAGTGCCGCTCTCATTGCTGGTGGTATCACTGCGGGGTACATTCATCTCAAGGCGTACCTGAACAATGAGGGTAAACTCGAATTAAACAAGTACACCAAGCCTGCGGCTCTTAATGCGATTTTGGTGTTCTTCATCATCTCTGGTGGGATAGGTCAACGAGAGAGTATTTCCACCGAACCTTTCTAAACTTAAAGATTTAACCGATATAATAAGAAAATGGCGTCTGTCACTGCTTTCAATGATATGATGGGTGTCTTGAAGTCTACAAACCCGCGTCTCGTCGTGGACGCTTTCATGAAGGGTGTCACTCCCTATGCAGAGAAGATTTCGGCGAAGGATGAGTCCTTCCTACTCAAGGAGATTGAGACGATCGATTTCTTGAAGGATCTCAACATCAAGTCATACTGGGAGCGTATGTCGGACAACACAAAGGGTGCAACTTGGCAGTATCTCCAGACCCTGTACATGCTCGGTACTACGATCACTTCCATTCCCGATGACACACTCAAGATGATCGAGGGTATCGCTAAGGAGTGTGCTGACAAGATGGAAAATGATGGTGGTGATCTTGATCAGGATGCACTCATGAAGATGATGGGTAGCATGCTAGGTGGTCTACCCAAAAAATAAACCTGTACATATACTAAATGAAGGCCTGGTTTGATGATCCCCAGCAGCTTACCCGAGCCGACCAGATAAATCAATTCTGGCCGACATCGGAGCAGACCCCAGAAGACCGTGTGAACGCTGCTTCTCGCTTCATCATCTATGTCAGCTGCATTCTTTATCTGATCCGTAGAGATCCTCGTGTTTTTGTACTGGGTGCCACTGTGATTGCCGTGATTTACGTGTTGTACAAGTCTAAACTCGTGAAAGAGACGTATGGATCAGGTGTGAAGGGTGCCAGTTGTCAAAAACCCACAGAAGATAACCCCATGGGTAATGTCCTCATGACCGATTATACTGATGCTCCTAATCGTCTGGAGGCGTGTTACTATGCCACTGTACAACCATACATCCAGAATTACACGACCGGTAGTATCCCCTACGATTCCGGGCGTTCCCGAACGGCTCTGCCCAAATATCTGAGAAACGCTACCGATAGGCAATTTGTGACCACATCAGTTTCTAAAATTCCAGGAGACCAAACTGCTTTCGCTGAATGGCTTTATGGTCCCAAGAATGGTCCGATGTGTAAGAGTGATGGTAGGTTCTGCAATCCCAATGCTCGCGGTGTTCAGCTCGAGGCGTTCGAGGGTCTTGATGCGAGCGGTGATAAACGATCTGGTATGTTTGGTAGATAATATTCTCATGTAATAATAAATGGCGTATCAGCTCCAACCTACTGATGAAGTTTTCGTGTACCCCCAGCCCAGTACCCTCAACTGTGGTGGTTGCCGACCCAACACCATGTTATACGGCACAGCCCCATACATGGCTGGTAAGGGTTCCCCATCTCAGTACATCAACACGAGTGATGAACTTCGCCCCCAATCGACTACCCGTTTCAATAAGCACATCGTCCAAACGTATGAGCGCAACTTATTCCCCTTGTCCAACATGGAGTGTAAGGTTCCCCTTCGCACACTTAAATATGAACCCATGAGTACCCGAGCCGAACTCCAGAACGGTCTTTTTCAGCAGAGATATGTTAATAAAAATGTAGGTAAGAAGTAAGAATGGCTGATCCTATTTCACTTATGGCTGTAGCCGGTCTCGTATACGCTGGACGCAACTTAAGTGTCAAGTCAGTTCCACCTAAGATTGAAAATGATGTACCCATTATAAAGAGCCCCATTGTGGAAGCAAACAATTTTGAACCGACTATTGAAGTTTCCAAGAAACGAGAGATGGATACTTTCGCGGACATTTCTAAACAGCAGCGGAGCGGTGGTCAGGAAGTTCTGACTATGCGAAACCGCATGTACGATAATGGTCGAATGAATAATCTTTCTCCAGTTGAGAAACAACTGGTTGGGCCGGGTTTAGGTGTGGGTGCACATGTTCCTGCATCCGGTGGTCACCAGCAGTTATTTAGGGTTAATCCCGTGAATGTCGGTGAATACAGGCTGACAACTCTCCCAGGTCGAACTGGTCCAGCGGCGGACATAACTGGTGGTCGTTCAGCTGTTGTTGGTGAACTTACTCACAATAAACCTGAAACAACTGCTCATCTCCCTTCGAGACGACCCACCATGGCGGGTCGTGCACAGGGTATGTCTGGTGTCGTCCCCCGTAATGAACATGAGAAGACGAAGCGTACCACGAACCGCTCGGAGACTGGTCTTCGGACGGATGGTTTAGGTTTCAATGGTGCGAAGCGTTTTGTTTCAGCACAGACAATGTCCCAAGACCCCACTCGATTCAAGAGTGATCGCAATGATTCGCAGTATGAGTATTACAACCGTCCAGCTCCTGGTATCAACAGTCACCATGGTGCTTACACGAATAGTGCTGCCACGCAGGTTACGGCTAAGACGAATGAGGAGCTCATGAAGTATGGTTTCCGCCCCGAGGATCGCCGTGGTAAGCCCAACCGTATGGGTAATGCTGGTCGTATGAATGTTCGCGAGTCTGCTCTCAAGCAGGGTGGCGCCCTTACTGCGGTTCGCTCGGATACGACGCGTATTGACGGCCGCGTAAACGCTGCCAATGGTGGGTGGACACAGCAATACAAGCAAAAACCATACCACCAGTTCAATGCGTACAAGGGTAATGAGAACCCAAATTCGAGAACTCTCGACATTGCCAAGAGGCAGCTCCAGAACAACCCCCTCGCACACTCATTGTCTCATTAATTTCAACATATCATAGACAAAAACATTCATTAAAATATTATCCCTATATTTTAATGAAGGTACACAACCTCTCTATCGATAGTAATCAGCGCGATAGTACACTGTACCCAGATGCGAATAACTACGTCATCACTCTAGAAAACCCGATATATCAGGTAGAAGAAATACGTCTCGTATCTGCTCAAATTCCAACAAATTTTACGGGTACAGGTCCCAATCCGGTTCGACCAAATTCATTGGTTTTGAGGTTAACTTCTGGATCAGATGAGTTTAATCAATCTGTGTATATAGGGGTACCAAAAGATAGCAATCAAAAAGGTACACCCCATTATACGGGTCATCTCCTTCTTAATGGTGGAAATTTGTTATCGTTTAGGGGATCGGATGACCCAGTTGTATACCGTTTTCATTCGGGACCACAAAAGATTATCAAAGATCTTAGAATTGAATTTTTGTATATAAATCCTAGTGGTATTCTCACACCATATCCATTCGTTAATCAAGCACATATCCTCAAATTTGAAATAAAGTGTTCAACTGACAAACTTGAAGGTTTAACAAAAGTTCCAATAGATACAGATACTAAAAATGAAATCACGAAGAAAATAAAGAATCCAATCAAAAAAGAGATTCTTTATAACCAAGAGGTGTATATTTATATTGGTATCATATTGTTTATAGGTATGATGCTCATCTTTCTAATGAAAGGTAAACCGATTAGCGGGTAATCGCGAAGACGGGCTGAGCAGGCTTGGACACGCGAGTGGACACGCGAGACACGATCATGT